CACCACACGGGGGCTCGCGCGATTTATTAGACCGCGGGGTTTGGAAAATGTGTGGTGGGGTTGCTCATCCTAGCCAGATCGACTCAAAAGAGAGAATTTATGGTTTTGAATTGGTGCATGGACAAAGTTTAAATTAGGATATTTCTGCATTGCCTTCAATGCACGTTTCTCGAATGCTGGGTCTTCAACCACTGTGCCTGCACTAGTCAAAGGATATATGACTATCCAGCATTGCGTTTCCAATGTCGAATCTTTGAATAAATTGAATGTCACCACCCCTAGGTGATCGGCCAAAACGATCAGAAACCCAGGAGAATATATTTGGCTAGTGCTGCCAGTGTCGTTACAGTTAAGCACAGAGTTAGTCTGTTTTGAAGAAAAGAACAGACCATCAGCTCCTCTAAGCGTTGATCCTCCACTAGGAGTCGAAGAGACAACTATGGAAGCATTAGCGTCAGCCGGTCCTTCCCAGGCAATCGTCACTGTATAATACTGCCCGGGATTCAAGCCTGACCACGTCGTCTCCTCACCAGTGTACTCTAAGCCCTTGATATCTGCGAGTCTCACCTGTGAGTTAAAAGCGCGTGGAGCCAGGATCAACGATTCGGGATTAATCTGTGGAGTTTGGAAATCAACCGTCCAATCAATAAAAATCGAACCAGCCTGGAAATCTTCAGTACTAGGTGTACCGTCGATCCCAACCGGAGTTGTAAGCTGCACTATATACGCTGTTCCTTGTTGCGAAAATCGCGGGTTAAGCTTATCCTCGCCTGTATAGTACAGCTGGTCGTCTGCCCGCTGTGCCATAGGTACCGTCTTTGCACAATGGAAATTCCATTGTTGGCTCCCTGTTTGTGCCACCGCTTGCCTCAGCAGTTGCTCTACTGAGGTAATTGCCGTAGGATCATCATTTGGATCCAGGTCAACGTATATTAACAATTGGCAAGCCAATGTAACAGGTACAGCTGGCACATATCGTATGTTAAACTTGCGCAATCTATAGCGCTCGTACAATTGCGACAGCTGAGTAATACGCGTTCCCGGATAAGCCGATGGACTGACAGGAAGTTTAAGCAAAATGCTATCACCAACAGTGCTTATATCTGCATGCACCGTCAGCTTAGCAATGAGATCGGAACCCGACAGTCGGGTGACTGCGTTATTGATCGGTCTTCGATTCTCCGCATTAAACGACAAAGGCGCAGGCCTATTACGAGAAATCACTTGACGTGAAAATCCCCCATTGCCATTACCATTACCATTCTTCTTTCTCTTTTGGCCATTCTGGCCATTCTTTTTCTTAGTGTTGTTCATTATTTGTTTTCGGGGCCCGTCCATCCCGCCCTGATTTCCCCAACTTTCGTGATTTGAAATGAACTTTCACGACTTGTGGACTTTTACGTTTCCGTACATACCGCACCTTTTTACTAGGGTCTGGCTCCAAAAGAGTGTCAATCTTTGGAATTTTGCGGATGTCCGCCAGACTGCGCGCCGCTCTAAGGCGGTCACACATCAAACCAATTTCTCCGGGACACAATCCTAGTTCTCTTGATATCACGTACTTCGCATGCTCTCGGTCCGCTCTAGTGAATGGATAAGGACCAACGTGCACTTTAAAAGCTAAGTCTTTGTCCCTCTGTATATGCTCATACAAGACTTCATCGCTGTACACTTTTGGTAGCACTCTCAATAACGCCCGGCAGTATTCGGATAATAGAGGTGTATAGGGGTCACAAGCTAAGTAGCCAGTAACTTTCGCTTGATGAGCCCAGTCTTCATCCTTAAGAACCACGGGTACAGACATAACTCCCTTCTTCACGTTGAAGATCGAAGACCGAGAAAACTTTGGCCGCAGATAATATCTGCCGCAGAATGTTACAAAATCATTCGTTGCTCGTCTTATTACCTTGATCTCCAACCCTAAATCTGCACCCGTTTGTTCAAAAGTATCGACTGCTTGGTCTATTCCATCATCCCCGTACTTCGGCCCTATCAAAGACATGGATTCAACACTACTATATCCGGCATTCCGTAGAGCACTAAAGGCAACAAAAGCATTAATTAATGTATTGCCTATCGTGGTGCTCTGCGATCCCGATAATCTCGACCATTTAGTGTTATAATTCACTCCTGTTTTTGTATAGGCCTCTAAATTCCTATCCTGCTCTAGTAACTGTTCCAACTCCTCATGATGTTCTCTCTTGAACGCCTTACGGTAGACACCATGTTCCACCTGTGTCAAGAATTGTGATATGGTGCCGTCAAATCTCGTGTAATCTGTTTCCACAACAATTTTGCGCTTTGCACAAAACTCATGTATCGCGTCAGCGAAAGCCAACGGATTCCGACACGGCATGAACCATTTGAAAGCGTCACCTAAATAGTACTTCATACTGTACATATAGGTGCCAAGCTTAACCGTGTGAGAGTCTTGTACGGCGCTTATTACCCGTGGATCTTTGACCTCACCATAACCTTCGAGTTTTTGGAACGAGTTAACCACATTCTTCTTGAATGTGCCATGCCTCTTATACCTATTCATCCTCGCAACTTGCAACGGTCTTCGCATGTGGTTTATTACATCCATTTCTTGTACCGGATAGAGATTTGCTTTAGAGGCTACTGCATTAATAAATTCAGTCATGTACTGGTTGTACTTGGCAGGTGGTTTGACTTCATTAATCTTGTCTATCACCCTGCTTTGTACAGCCTTCACCTCATTTGCTCTACACTCTGTTGGTACTTGTATCGTCGATGTAGTAATAGGTTCCCCTACAATACTCGCTTTGGCCTTCCCTTCCTCCAAAGGGTTTTCTTCATCTATAAACACATAGTTCAACATTTGGGGTTCTGCTATATACCCGGTATCCTTCATAAACAACCGAGCCCATAACATCGTGTTAGCAGTCTTACACGGAGAAGTAGAATCCTTCGCGTACCCTAAACCATGGAACCATGCTTTAACATTGGAGATGCAAGCATTGTTGGGGTCCCTACGGCACAACTGCCGCATACTGATGAAGTCAGAGGTTTGCACAGAACTATGTAAGTGATCAAAACAATCACTATTCCGTATGTCTATGTAATCTATCGCATCTCTACGGAATCGTCCCAGCGTCACCTCTTTCCCATCAGGATTTTCTCTCCACACATTCGTTGACCGTCTCAGTGGATAATAGAGGACCTTCCGAGCATCTAATCCCATAACTTTATACGCAAACCTCAGGAATCTCCAAGGCGCGTAATAATTGTATTTAGGTATTAATGCTACTAGATATCGTGATTTTGAGCCCGGCTGCTTAATTTTCTCAACAGCGTAAGTTGTAAAACCCAGTCCGTATTTCCAGTGCATCACGACCACATCTGGACTATAATCCCACACTTTGCTCTCCCATTTAGCTGTACCGTCAACAATTTCAGTCATCACTACGCTACCCTCTTTGTAATCGAGTAGCACTGTGGACTCGTTGTCGCGTTGTGCGATCTGGTTCGGCATACGTGTATACAATAAAATGGGACATCCGACATACACGGTCCAATCCTCAACATAATAGTCGACATCAATGAAAGACACAAAATCGATCTTCTTGTTTATGCGATCGAATTTTGGCTCTTGATTAAGATCAGAATCGTCATATATTAATCGGTTCCCGCGGACTCCAAACTTACGTTCTCGCGATGATGTCGCTACATCAAATCGCGCAAATTGAGTTGCCGGTTTCCCGTCCTTGGTTTGACTAAGCTTCATCTCAACGTTTATACGTCTAATGGCTTTATCTATTGTCGTTGTCGCCTGACAGCGGAGGTCAGCGGCCACTGGATGAGCATGATTGTTCACTTCAGCGCGATACTCCGTCAATGGAGTCCATCGAATGCGCGATCGGATACAATCAAGAATGACCCGGGGCCTCTCACTAGCGAAATGACTGATAAAGTCCGAGGTGAGCTCTAGTCGAGTTGATTGTGGCAAAACTCGTAAATAAATGAAATATAATCCGAAGCTCAAGATAGGCCACATCCACCATGGCAACACCAAAGTGTGCCACGCAATTATCTTGGCAACCAATAAAAACCCTTCTATGGCCCACCCCCCATAAAGCGCCGTCCGCCGGTGAGCTTTGGCCATCATAAACTTCAGATGACCCACTGTACACCACCGTATAACGCGCTTTGAGTGACGCCATACAACCCCGAAGACTCGCTTCACGTTGCTACACAAGACACTGACCATTTCGAACTCGTCATCATACCATCCATCTAGTATGCGGTTCAATTCAACATCATTATCAAAATCATGATGTTGGTAGATTTGGGCAACAGCCTCTGGACCAAGTGTCTCAACAACTATGGGTTGAAATAAATGTTCTCGGATAATATTTTCACGTTCTGTGGCATCAGGCGCCACAGTGCCTACATGACTGCAGGTCGCAGGACTTTGCATATAGCGTCCAACTAACGACAGTATAAACATGCTTTCAATCGGTG